CTGCAGCTGTAGCCAAGATAGTTTGGGTTTTCATTACTTATACGTTACTTATACCCCAAGTTTACCATTGGGTAAAATTAGGATTGGGGATCATATTGAACAATGAAACTAGGACCTAACCCAAAAGAATTAACTGAATACCTAGGTAGTTTAGTTCCAGTAGGTGTCCTCACTTGGGCCTTGGCAGTTTTAACTGCAAGCTACCTTGGCATTGCGACCAAGATTGATGCAGCTTTTATTTCTTCTTTGGTAACAAGTGTCCTTGCTGTGTACGGCATCTCTAAAAAAGATGACAGTAAAAAAGGCACTACAATAAAAAAAGTTACCCCAACCGAAGGTAAGGGTAAAGAAACGTCTCCAGACCAAAAGTTCACTGCTCCAAAGATCCCATCACCGGATACCGGAAATGAAAAACAAAGCTAGAGACAAACAAATCAGGGTGAATGTTTGTTGGGAAACAGCAGACGAACGCAAGTGTCACACGTTTAATAAAGATGAAGCCTACGCATTAAAAACCGCCATCGAAAATGACGGCGGTACGGTGTGGTGGTTTAGCCCTGTCGAGTGATCACTCTTTAGGGAATAAGCCGTTTTTGATAAATAACACGGCCTGGTCATCGATGGTATTGTCAGTGCTTTCCGCCAGCTTGGTAAGAAGATCTACGATCAACTTCTTGACTTGCGGAGAGTTTAAAAATGTGAACAGAACGGGACGAATTAAAGCAATCATTTTGTTACCGGTATAGTCTCACTTATTCTACGGACATAGATCAACGTAAAATAATCAACTACCTATCAAATTCATACTCTGCCTCGATGTGAATCTCCGTGGTGTCTTCAGGATTCCCTTGTTGACATGCTTTCCGAACTTTTCCGGCGTAGTAATCAACAGGTGCAAAGGAATCATTAAGATCCGGCTCTGAACTAAAGAAATCGTCAAAGTCTTTCTGATCTACCGTGTAAGACCAGTTCTTTTCTTCGCTTGTCATTAAACGTCGTAAACTTTACACATTGGAGCAGATGGATTGTGCTCGCAGTAACACTCTACACAAGTTACTTCGCCTCTATCGCAGGGACAAGAAGACTTTTTACCGAAGAGATTCTTAAACGCTTTAAAGACTTTTTTCATGGTCTTGTGGCAAGTGGTACAAGAACTTGAGGGAAGGGGTTGTC